TAGTATTGATTTCTTTATTGATTATGTGACACAAGTTCAAATAGGTAGAGCATCATTTTTAGGTAATTTAATGGTTAATAATACTCCAGGTGTTGATTCAATAACAAACAATCAAATTGAATTAACGAATAAGGGTAAGGACGCTAAAAAATATATAAAATACACAACAAAAGATGTTGGTAAAGATATTGATTTAGACAAAATAAGACAAGTCCCTGATACTACTGGTAGTGATGAATATCCTGTTGATGGGTATTTTGTTATCGGAGAACAAGGTAATTTTAACTATTCAGAACAAATAAATAAGTTTTCAAGTGTAGAAAGAAATCAAGTTGATATTCAGAATGACATTCAATTACCTAATCAAAGAACACTTGATGGTTATTTAATAAATCTTGGTGAACCAACTAATTCCGCAGGTGAATCTTTAACTCCTTTTATCGGACAAACACAATTTACTAAAAACGATTTAAGTTATGGTTTCAATGCTAATGGTAAATCAGAATTACCTGCGACATTTAATTTAATAACTGATTTAGCTTCGGATGGATTACCATTATCTGTTCAAGGAGATTCTGAATTAGGTAAAGGTGGTTATATATTCTTAAAACAAACAATATTAAATAGGATTGATAGGGCTCAAACAAAAGAACTTGAGGGTAGGTATGGTAACGTAACTGACGCTATGAACGATCCTTTGGGTGCTGGTGTGGCGTTATTAAAAGGACAAGCACCACCATTTACATTGAGTTATGATATTACAACATTACCAGGATTTTTAACGGCATTTGATGTGGTTAGAAGATTGTCAGGTATTGATCCGGGTATAAGTCCAATACCTGAAGAAAGTATTGGTAAAAGTGTTGTAAATACGATTAAAAACGGTATAAATACTTTATTTGGTAGAAATATATTTGGTGGTGATATAACTGAATGTGATACCAATAATAGTGAATTAGTTCCTCCACATATCCCAAGAAATAAAACATTATTGAGATATACGAGTACAGGACAATTATTTAAGATGTATAATACCATATCTTATAATAAATTTACTCCTGAATGGTTAAGAGATCCTGATACGTTAGATTTGTTTTCGGCAATAATACCAAAACCAAAATCTAATTTATATATTGATAGTAAAAAAATTGATGAAGAAGGTAATAGTGTAGAAACTGGTTTACCTGTTAGAGGGCCGAACGCTAATTACGTGATTGATAATACTGACCCTGTAAGATTAAACGATAGTCCAAATAATAGTGGTTTAGGTAGTGGTAAATTAAGTGATGATTTTGTAGAATATGATAGTAATGCTGATGGTACGGGTGAAGGTGGTAGAATTAATACTATTGCAATAAAGTCCGGTGATAGAACAAATGATATTTATTGGGAATCAAAAACTCCGTTAAGAGACAATGCTTCTTTTGCTAATCCATATGTTACGAGTTATGGACCATTTTATGACGATAAACAAAATTGGCTTGTTCCATCTTTTTCAAAAGATTATAGTTTTAATGGTGATAGTATTTTATGTGGGACACAGGCGTTGGCTAATAGAGATGATATTATAGGTGATGTTGTAAGAAACTCAACAAGGAGTTTAAGAGGTATGTCTAAGGGTAATGCCGTTAAATGGCCGATTGAAAATAAAAAGTTTTGTAGGGTATGGACAAAAGATAATAACTATAATCAAATAAGTGATTTAGTTAGAAAAGGTTATAGAGGTTATGGTAGAGGTTTAATGACTGATACAAAATATACTACATTAGATAAAAATGGTATTCCGATAATAGCACCAACTAAACAAAATTCAATTATAGATGAATATGGTGAAAGAACACTTGATCCAACAATAGCTAAAAGATATATGTTATCTATTGAAAATTTAGCTTGGAGGGGTGCTAAGGTATTTTTACCTTGTGGTGAAGTTGGACCTAATGGTGGTAGAATTATGTGGTTTCCACCTTATAATATATCATTTAGTGATAATACTACCGTTAATTGGACTACGAATGAATTTGTAGGTAGACCTGAACCAATATATACATATAATAACTCATCAAGAAGTGGGACTTTAGGATTTAAGATTGTTGTGGATCATCCATCTATTGTAAATCATTTTAATAGTGGTATATATAATGAAAGAATAAATGGTCAATATCCTGGTAGGGCTGATGGTGAATTGGAGGCTTTTTTCGCTGATTGTGTTAATTACCAGATTGAAGATTTATTAAAAAAATATAAACAATTCACTAGTGATGAAATAAACAATTTAGTTGCGTTAATAAATAAAAATAAAACAACGTTAGATTTAATTTATAGTGGTAATCCTAAAGTTTATTACCATAATGATTTACCTGGTGATTGTACAGCTGAAAAAGGAAAAAAAAATAATGCTAATCCTGAAGGATGTTCTGCAACTTTTGTAACCCAAGATTTAGAAAAATTAAAAAAAGATTATTTGGGTTTACGTGATAAGTATATTGCTGCTCAGTTAAAAGAAACGTGGGGTGATATACCAAAAACGGAGGATTTTTTTGATAATATAATCCCTAATGGTTGGACTGATTTAAATAATATGATTACTAAAATATGTGATACAATTAAAGAGGTGCTTAATCAAAATAAAGATGCTGTGGTTTTAAATATTACAATACCTATCGAAACTAATACATCTTATTTAAATGTATCTGAGAATAATTATAATAAAAATTTATCGGAAAGAAGAAAAACAGCTTTAATTAAATATATTAAAGAACAGGTTAAAAAACAAATACCAGTCATTGTTGAAGAAAAAATTAAATTTGATGGATCGGTTAAAAAATATCAAGCAAACAAAAATTCTTTAGATCAAGGTAGTGTGGTGGAAACTCCATCGGTTGATTTAAATGATAAGGCTAAAGTAGAATTAGAAGATGAAGATGGTCTTAGAGCTGTATTCTCAAAAGAATCTTATTTGTATAGATATGCGGTTATTAAAGGTACCGGTGTTAAAATAACATATAGTGATGGTACGGTACAAAATTTAGCTAATAAGGTTAAAAAGGATAACGCCACATTACAATTAAAATTAGATTATTATAATTCATTATTTGAAAGATTGAGGGCTGGTGTTTTACAACCATTCAATAAAGAATGTGATATGTTTGAAGAATTAAAAGAAGATTCACCATTTTTATATGATAAATTGATTGAAAAATTAAAGTTTTTTCATCCAGCATTTCACTCAACAACACCTGAAGGGTTTAATAGTAGATTAACCTTTTTACAACAATGTGCTAAGGCTGGTGATTCTATTGACACGAGTGTTGTGACAAATACTGTTTTTGGACCTCCACCTGTTTGTATATTAAGAATTGGTGATTTTTACCATACTAAAATTATTATAAATGGTATAAATATAACTTACGATCCTTTAGTTTGGGATATGAATTATGAAGGTATTGGTATGCAACCAATGATTGCGAATGTAGATATTCAGTTTAGTTATATTGGTGGAAGTTCATTAGGTGGTCCAATAAACGAATTACAAAATGCTCTATCATTTAATTATTTTGCTAATACTAATTTATATGATAATAGAGCTAAATTAAGTAAAGATGAACAAGATAATGTTGAATTCACTATTAACCCTATTTTAAGGAAAAGTGATGTTGTTGAAATAGAATCAAGACCTTTATCACCATTACCTACATCATCTTTTAATGGTGGGGATTTAACTCCACCTAAAAACCCTGAGTCTCAATATTATTATATACCTAAAAGAAACGATTCAAAGTCAAAAACACCTGAAGTTCCACCAATTAATTTAAATAAAACTAAAGAAGAAATATTAAATGATACAAACAATTTAGGATAATATATGGATAGATATAAAGAAACATTTATAAACAATAAACATAGGACATTACCCTTTGTTAAATTACCGAAGAAATCTACCGATAAGCAATATTTTTATAGTGTTGGTAGTTCTAGGTTAGATAAAATTAGTAATGATTTTTATAGTGACCCCACTTATGGTTGGTTAATAATGATGGCTAACCCTCAGTTCGGTGCTTTGGAAATTAATATACCCGATCAAACAATATTGAATATACCTTATCCATTACAACCGTCATTACAGGACTACAAACAATCATTAAATAATTATTTTAATTTATACGGAAATTAATGAGTGTTATAATATCAGATCAAAGTAATTTCATTATTGTTGATCCCAATTCAAAAGAAATTACCGAAAATGGTGTTTCTAAAATAGTTCCTAAGGCTATAGAACAAGAAGATTTAGTTATTTTTTGTAATTTAAAATCATACCCTAAAGAAAGATCGTATATCCTACAAGGGAGTGATAAGGGTGAAAATAAAATAGTTAGTGTGGCTTCCGGACAATTTAATCTATTAAAACCAAATCAAGAAAAAGATAAATTTACTACTGATTGGACTGACATTAATTTACAAAATGGTCAATTAAATGGTGAGGAAGCTTTGGGTATAACATCAATTGATGTTACATATGACACATCCTATGTTCCGAGAGTTACGATTAATATGGTTGATGTGAGATCTCAAGCATTAAACTCATATGAGGAGGGATCACCATATAAAACATTTTTTAGTTTCCCATATCCTTTATTTATTTTAGAAATGAAGGGTTATTATGGTAAGTTAGTTAAATACATATTACATTTAAAAAAATATAATTCCAGATATAATAATAGTACCGGTAACTTTGAAATAACTTGTGAGTTTGTTGGTTTTACGTTTGCGGTTTTATCCGATTTAAATATTTACTTAGGTTTAGTTGCTTCACAGATGAAATTACCAATTGGTAATGGTAGTGACATACTTGATGAAATATATCTAACACAGATTAAAAAAGAAACTGATCCAAACAAGAAAAAAGAAATTGAAAGTATTTTCCAAAACTGTAAAACATTTTATGAGTTAATTAGAAAATCTAAAAACATTCAAGATTTTTTCTCTAACTTTGGGTTACAATCGTCAAACATATTCGATATAAAAATTTCTTTGGATGAATATTTAAAAAGTTTACAAGATTTTTTAATTTTAATCCCTAAAAACGATACAAATACAATCACCTTAAATTCATATAAAAAGGGTTTTAACCAACTAACTGCGGTAAAAACGTACCCTGAATTAGGGTTAAATACTACTGATGCTACGGATAAAACAATTGGTGATGATAAAAAAAGATTTGTGGTTGATTTAGAAAAACTAAAAAATATTGCGGTTGAAAAATATAAAATAAATGACGATGAAATTGATGGTAATCTTAGAAGTAGTGTAATTAATTACTTAGGGTTTACACCTACAATAGAAAATGTTTTCAGAATTATATGTAATAACTTTCAAGTGTTCCTAACCTTACTTGGGAAAACTTCAATTAATGCCGCTAAAAAAGAAACTAGGAAAAAAATATATTTATCTGAAAGGAATAAAAGTAATCAATTTACCCAAGAACTAGAGGGGGTATTCCCTTGGCCTTATATATGGAATGAAAGTGGTAATGTACAATTCCCAGGTCAAACTAATAATTTAACTGGTGGTTTGACAATTAATGATTACCCTGAAATAGATTTTGTAAACGAATATATAAGGGCTCAAACTGAGGTTAATGAATTATTGGAGGTTAGTGCTGGAACAAATATTGAAATCACTAACATTGATTTTAACCCAATACATAGTGTACAATACACTAAACAAAAACCTTTTAATAGTGATAAAATTATAGATATCTTATATGAAATATTAGAACATTCATTATTGGCGTCCCAATACCAAGATCAATCGATAGTTGGTAATATAGCCAAATCAGATGCCCAAAATCTAATTGAAAATTTGGGGTTGGTTAATAAAAACTATGTGACTTTATATCAATCAAAAAACATTGGTGATTTTATTAACCAAATAAATGAATTAAATGGTAACATTGGATTTAAATCATCGATTGATAGACTTAAAAATAATTTTAAAATAATAAATAGTGGTGATACCACTACAAACCCTAGGGTTGTTAAAGTAAATGATGATTTGATTGCTATTGGTGATACCACTAAAGAAGGTTATTTATATACTTTTGATAAATCCACTATATCATTGGGTAATGATAGGTCTTATTATAAAGATATTAAGATATTTACACCTTCATATAAAATTTTTAAATATGATAATTTGTCGGGAAATAACCAAATTAATTATGGGTATCCCACAATAACTTACGATAAAACAATTAACCCCAATTCAATATATTTAGGATTTTTACAAAATATAATTAAAGGTAGTAAAGGTTTATTTTATTATAGTAGTGATACGTTAAATTCTTCTGTGAAAGTTAGACTTAAATCCCCAACGAATTTGAGTGAATTAGGTAATTTCACCACAAATACGAAAATACATATTGGTGTTGAGGCTAAATTAGATATTAAGTATATTAATAGTCAGTTAAAAAATTTGGGGGCTTTAAAGTCTAGTTTTGAGTTATTTATTGCTGAAATACTAAGAAAATCCCAACCACCATATAGTTTTAATTTTTATTACAATTATACTGTTTTAACAATGCCATATGAATTACATTCATTATTTAAACAATTCTATACCACTAATAGTTTATTTTTCACTAAATTGTATACTGTACTACCAACATTAGTAACTAAATATTTTACATTATATGACGAAGATGCACCTGCAGATCCATTTGGGCTAGGATTGTCTTTGCCCGACAGTAACCGAATTTTAATTAATTCATCGTTATTAAAATATACAAAATCTAATGGTGATATATCAAATGATAATGGATTTAATTATAATAATTTTTTATTAAATACTTGGGCTCCATTCCTATCTAATATAACCAACCTAATTCAAAATTATTATACTCAAGAAATCCAATTAATTGGGGAAGAATCAGAATTATATGATAAGGAAACTAATGAACTTAAATTTAATGTTTCAATAGAAAAAAAAGATATACAATCAGCTCAATCATTATATAAGTATATAACTGATTGGTTAAATAGTGATGTGGTGGTAAACAATTCGAATTATGGGTTAGAAAAAATTTATAACGATCCATACAATGTCGTATACCCTAAAAAAAATGAGGGGTATAAGATAGATAGTGGTGAATTGAAATATAATTTCTACGCTAATCAGTATATTTATAATTTTATGAGAGAGTTGGAATCGAAATTAGACACTAGTTTAAATGAGAAAGAGGCTAATGCGAAAGTTCAAGCTCTAATAACTGATGAAAATGTTAAACTATCACTTTATTTACACTTTAAAAACATAAATGATAAATGGATTTATGTGGACTCTGATTCGGATAAAGCCACATACGCATTTAATTTAACTGGAGATATCTATAATAATAAAGATAAAGATTTGATTGATTATTTTTATTTTGTTGATAGGGGTAATAGGTATATTGGAAATGAATTATTTTTAGATATAGGTGTATTAGGTAATTATTTACAAAAAAACAATGGGAATAATAGTCTATATTCTTTGATTGGTGAGATTTTATCTAAAAATGATATGAATTTTCATGCGTTAACTAGTTATATATCGTATTTAGATAATAATAAAGTTGAGGATATATTTAACACCCAATTAAATACAATTCAAGCTGATAGTCAACCAGCGTTTATTTGTCAATACATTGGAAAACCGGTGACATATCCATATGAAAATCAAAATCACTTTCCGGACTACCTTAAATTTAATTTTGACACCAACACCTTCAACTCACCGGTGGGTGGTGAATTATTTAACAGTAGTGATCCAAAAAATGTGTTAAATAAGGCGGTGTGTTTTACTGTTGATGTGGGTATCCAAAACCAAAATGTGTTTAAAAACATTCAATTAGATCAAAGCGAATTTAGGGAAACACAAGAAAGTTTAATTGTTGTGGATAAATTAACAAGTAGAGATTCTAATAAATTTACTGAAACAATTGGTAATAATTTATTTAATGTTTATTCTAGAAGGAGTTATACTTGCAAAGTAGAGACTTTTGGTAATTTAATGATACAACCAACAATGTATTTTTATTTAAGGTATATACCACTTTTTAATGGTTTATATTTAATAACGAAAGTATCACATAACTTACAGGGTAATGTAATTACAACTAATTTTGAGGGTGTTAAAGTCCCTATATTCACTTTTCCTATCCCTAAAAATTTTATTGCGACATTATCTAAAAATGTTTATAGTAATTATAAAACAAATGTATTACCTAATTATACTCCAAACCCTAAATATTATGATGAATTACCTGTTGATGTGAAGAATAATATAAATACTATATATAGGATAAGTAAGGATAAGGGTATAACTAACCCAATCACAATTGCCGCAATACTTGCGGTAGTATCTAAGGAAAGTTCTTTCAGACCTATTAGAGAAGGTACATATTATAGTAGTAATGATACATTAAAAAAATCCCCTTTAAGCAGTAATGATAATTATAAACAATTATCTGCGTTAGGTGATGATTATATTACTTGGGTTAGAACACAAAAAGATTTTAAAAGTGGTCAGTATGTTCTTTTAATGAATCAGATGTATTATGGTCAAAATGGTAATGAAAGTAAAATTAAATCATCTGTTGAGTATAAAAACAAAACATTTGATAACAGTCCTGATGGTGATGGGTATAAATATAGGGGTGGTGGTTTTAACCAACTAACCGGTAGGGAGAATTATAGGGTGTACGGTTTAGAAGATGTACCAAGTAAAATAGAGAGTGTTGAAACTGCGGTTAATGTTTTAATTCAATTTAATATAAATAATGTCGGACTTTTAAAGGATAAGGCTAAGTTTGGGATAACAGGTAAAAAAGGATTAGAAGCTTTAAATAGTTTTACCGAGTTAAATAACGCTTATGATGCGATGTTCAATGTAACTGCTGGTCCTGGTTTTACTCTGAATACCGCAATTAAATATTATGGTGTCTCATATAAAAAAGGATTTGTTAACTTACAAAGTTTATTTGATGCGATACAATCCGGTAAAATTAAATAATTTAACTATTTATATAAAAAGATAAAATTATGGAAACTCAAAATATTAATGACTTCATTGAAATTGAAGGTAAAGAAAAAAAAGATAACGAAAAAGTAGTTATCACAACTAAAGATGGTCTTGTGGAAAGAATCGATAAAAAATTAGTTGTTGAAGATGGTAGAGAACTAATACGTGAAATAACTTATGGAATACTTTAATATATGAAAAAAGAATTTAAGTCATTAACTGAAGAACTTAATAGGATTAAGGAACTTTCTGGTATTAAATTAGTTAAAGAAAATAAAATCTCAAAAAACGATTTAATTACCGCATTACAAAAGGCTGGTATTGAAGTAACGGATGATATGAAAGTTGAAATCCAAGAACCAGCAGGTGACACTAAAATAGTGACTGTTAATTCAGATGGAAATATATCAATGAATGAAGCGTCAGTAAAAGATACCTTAATAAAGGCTATTTGTGTCGTAAGTGTATTGGGGGCTGTTTCTTGTTCAAAACCAAGTAATTCAGATATTAGACCAAATAATACTCAAACAGAAATGCCGTCAGGTAACGAACAAAATGCTGAACCTGTTGATTTTTTGAATGTTAAAGGTAAAACCGTTAGTATGGATAATATAACGTCTGGACTAGCCAAATGGACACCGGGGACTAAAAAAATAAAAGGTGATACTAACCAATATAAACAACAAACTATGAAAGATGTTAAACGTGTTGAAGTTAGACCTGATTCAGTTGTAGTTAATAGTAATACGCCTTGGATTGGTTATTGGAAATTTACGGATGAGTGTAGAAGTAATAATCAACAAGTTATGATATGGTCTCAAGTAGGAGATAATCCTTTAGATGGTATTATATATAGTGGATATCAAGTTGGAGATGATAAAGCTGATTGGTCACATTACCAATTAATAGGGGGTAAGGGATATTTTTTAAGTGCTTATAAAATTAGTTCATTTAATTATGATAAATCTACTAACCGTGCTACAGTTTATATGTCATCAACAGAAGTCGATAAAGGTGCTACTCAAAAATTAGAAATAGATTTTGATGGTAATGGAATGAATATTATTAACTGGGGTGGTGGAAGAGCTGTACGAGTTGGTGGTATGGGTGATTTTAAATGGTAAAAAGATTAATAAAAATAAAAATTTAAAGTATTTATTACTATGAAAGAAACATTATTAGAAAAAGAATTAAAGAGATTTAACAATATAAATAATTACAAATATTATTTAAAAGAAGCGGAAGGTGATAAACCATTTGAAACCGCTGAAGATACAACTATGGATGATGTTATTGATTTGGACAATCCGGTTGAAGAACAACAACCAACATCAGGTAAAGATACTCAAGGTATAAATGTTACAGATATTGTAAATAAAGTTGGTGACGTTGAAGAAAAGGTGGTTGATAGTGATGATAATTTAACTAAAATTATGGACACTATTTCTAGTTTAGAAACTAAATTAGGTAATATGGAACAAATCTTATCTAAAATAGATGATTTGGAAAATAAGATTGAAAAAACAATGCCGAAAACACCTGAACAAAAATTGGAACTTAGAAGTTTAGATTCATATCCATATAATGTTAAACTCGATGACTTTTGGAGAAAAGATATTCCAGGTTATGATATTGAAAAATCTAATGGTGAAACATTTAAGAAAAAGGAATTGGTATTAACTCAAGATGAGGTTGATGATTATTCAGACCAAGAAGTAAGAGATTCTTTCTCAATCCCTGATTATGATGCTGACGAAGATGATAAAAACTATAAATTTGAAAAGAAAGTGGCTTTTAAGACAGGTCCAAGTAGAATGACTGGTGGTTATTGGTAATTATGGGAAAGAAAATACAACTCACAGAAACAGAATTAATCAATCTTATTGAAAAGATGGTTAAAGAATATGATAAACCAGCAATGCCATCATTCCAAAAACAATACGGAAAGAAAAAAGGTAAATCGGTTTATTATGCAACAGCAAATAAACAAAAAAGAAATCCTGAAACTTTTAAGTTAAAAAGAAAATAATTGACTATTTATATAGAAAATAATAAAATTAAAAAAAGTAAATAAAAGAATGAAAAAAATTGTAAGATTAACTGAAAGCGATATTACAAGAATCGTTAAAAGAGTTATGAATGAAAGTCCTTTATTATTAGGTGATCCTGATTACGAATCTAATTATAGAGATTCTGATGAAGATGATGATGATTTATCTGATGATGAATTTATGTCTAAACATAGAGATTATTCACCTAGTTGGGATGTTCCTACTGATAAGAAATTAGAAAGAATGAGACGTATCAGAAATAAAAATCGTGGTGGTATGGGTATGAATGAAGCTTTAGGTTTATTAGGTGGTGATACCCCAAAATCAGGTAGAAAAATGCCAAAAAATTATCGAACCAGAGTTTTAGATACATATGAAAAATTTAAAAGATATACTATGGGAACTAAAATAGGTTCCGATACACATTTAATTGATGAGTATGTGAAGTCTGGTGAAATGATTGAAGTTATTATGAACCCAGAAAATAATAAAAAAATATTTGTTTTAACTAAATCAGGTAGAGTATATAATGAATTAGATGAGTATATGGGTAATTATAAAAAAGAAGGTTATGAAGAATTCTTCGATTATTTAGAATCGAATAGTATGAATGAGGCTTTAGGTTTATTAGGCAAAAGAAAATATGATATCCCTAAGAAAAAAAGTATTGGTAATATAACCGGAAGAAAAATAACGGATTATGCGAGTGCTAAAAGATATACTATGGGAACTAGAATTTCTGCTGATGATATAATGAGATATATTGATAAGGGTCATGATATATATGTATATATTAATGGAGATAAGAGAGTATATCTTGACAGTACTAGTGGGGATGCGTATTCTGAGAAAGATGAACATATTTTAAATGTGAAAAAAGGTGGATCTTTTGGTAGTCAGTATGATAGATTAGAAGATTATTTAGAATCATAAAATTAAAAAAAATTTAATAAAAAAAATCTCCTAACAAAGGGGATTTTTTTATGCCTTTTTACTATACTTACAATAATGGATTATTCTCTTATTACAGATTTAGTTATTTCAATATTTGGAAACATTAAAAAAACTTATCACGGAAACTCACAAGTTACCGTTGATTGTCCTTTATGTTCCGCTGATAAAGGTGTTGATTACGATGGAAAAGGAAACCTTGAAATAAACCTTGAACAAGGTTTATCACATTGTTGGTCTTGTGAAAGAACACCCGGAACAATTGATGGGCTTATTAAAAAGTTTGGAAATAAAACCGAATATAAAACATTTAAAGTTATCGCTCCCGAATATGATTATCAAATCAATAAAAGGAAATATACCAAAAAAGATAATAACATAACCGAATTCCCAAAAGAATTCATCCCCTTTTCAACAATAAACAAAAGAAACTATATTCATCTTCAACCATATAATTACATCTTATCAAGAGGCTATACGGATGAATTACTTAAAGAATATAATATTGGGTTTTGTTTAGAAGGTAAATATAAACAAAGAGTAGTTGTTCCCTTATATGATAAAAAAGGTAATATAATTTATTTCTCAACTAGGTCATATACAGGTGCTAAACAAAAATATTTAAACCCTGATACGGATAAAGATGATTTAATATTTAATGAGAATAGAATTGATTGGGAAAAACCTATATATATAACTGAAGGTGTATTTGATGGATTACCAATACCAAATCACTTCTTATTATTGGGTAAGTCATTATCAGAGTTTAAATGGAAAGCAATATATGATAACGCTAAATCGGATATTGTAATTGCTTTGGATCCTGACGCTAAAGAACAAGTGTATAAGATGTATCAAAAGTTAAATGCGGGTAAATTAAGGAATAGAGTATTTGTATTACAATATTCAGATGATAGAGATTTAGGTAAATTATTTGAAAATAAAAAAGATTTTAACGATACAATATTGAATTACAGACATTTAAGTGAAATTGAAATAATTTAATTTAAAAAACATTTGGAAGTATAAAAAATTATATTACCTTTGTATCACAATAAAACAAAATAAACTATTTATTAATATGAAGAAGATTAAAATAACGGAACAAGAATTAACCGACATTATTAATAAGGTAATCCAAGAGGATGAAAATCCAAAAAAAGGTAAATTATTTATACCGAGAAAAATAGATCAAAGGGATGAAGAATTAAAGAAATATTTGGATGAATTTGATTTTTCAATAGATGATAATGATCCGAATCAACCAATATTAATATGGTCTGAACACTTCAAAAAAACCAAAGATCTTGATGGTGATAGTTGTTATGGATTTAAAAAAACGGCTTATGATGAATTAATGGATTTGTTTTATGGTGGAATAATTGAAGAAGGTGGATTGACATATTTTAAAGTTATTGGTGATGATAGTAAATTACCTGAAAATCACGGTTGGATAATGGCTGAGGTGGTTGATGAAATGAACGATAAAATATTTTTTTCAGTCCAACAATGGGGATAAAAAATAAAAAAAAAGTTTGACATTTAAAAAAAAAGTAGTATCTTTGTATCACAAATAAGAAAAACATACTATTTATTTGTAATAAAATAAAAATGGCGGGTGGCGCGGTTGGATCGCGAAGAGTCTCATAAGCTCTTATAAACCAGGATCGATACCTGGACGTCGCAACGATTTAAAAAAAATAAAACAATTAAAAAAAAAGATTATGACAACAATTATTAACATATTTGAATTTAACGTGATTGAGGATAGAAGCCTCGGTTTGGGATATCTTTGTGTCTAATAATATGTAGTTAGAATGAATTAAAAGAAACCCAAACCTAATAAGTTTGGGTTTTTTTGTTTTATATTGTTATTTAAAAATATGGTATCAGGGGCTGCTGGGTGTGGCTACTTGACTGTCACTCAAGAAAAACAGGTGGGTTCGAATCCCACTGGTACCGCCAAAATAAATGTCATATTCATCTAGAGGTTAGGATCCTGAGTTTTCGACTCAGTCACACCGGTTCGAATCCGGTATATGATACAAAAATGGGTTTATAATGAAATTGGTGATCATACTTCCCTGATACGGAAGCTTTATAGGTTCAAGTCCTATTAAACCTACAAATATGGGGATGAAGCTAACTTGGTAGAAGCGTCAGTCTGAAAAACTGGAGGATGTGGATCGTAACCACCCATCCCCACAAATAATATACTAGTGTATCTCCTCACTCTTATAAGGTGTAGAAAGGGTAATTGGTGACATATGGGTTCGAGTCCCATCTCTAGTACAAATGGGATAAAAGCACATAAGGATGTGCAGACCCTAAACAGGGTAAGGCTTGGATTCGAATTCCAGATATTCCACAAAAAAAATTAAAAAAATTTGTAAATATTAAAAAAAGAGGTATATTTGTAGTATGGCAAAAATAGAAACATTAAGAGGTAAATTTCCTCAAATTACTGAACAAACATTTATTCGTTTATTTGAGGGTGACAAGACATCTACTAAAAAGTATGCTGAATTTTTACTTTCCGCTTGGAATAGAAAAGGGACAAATTATGGTGGTTTAAGGGGTGTTGATGACTATATTAAATTGGTTGAGAATTTTGAGAAATTAACCCATTATATTGATAATAAGGATATATACTCTTATGGAGATATTCAATCAATAGTTGGTGTTGTTAAAATAGCTGAAGCTGAAAAAAATGAAAAATCTTTTGATAAGGATGAAAACATCTCAATTATTGAAGAAACTGAAGATTATATCTTTTTGATACCTAAAACACACATTGGTTCATTAAAATATGGTTCTAATACTAAATGGTGTACATCATCATCAACAAGTCCGGGAACTTTTAAAAATTACACCGATAGAGGATTTTTGGCTTATTTGATAGATAAGAAAAATAAAAAGACGAATAATCAAAATAAATTGGCTTTTTATTTTACAAATAAAGAAAACTTACTTACACAAGTAATCCAAATCTTTAATCAATTAGATTCAACTGTAAATGAAAACCAAGTAATACAGAGTGGTTGGGATATTATGTTATTGAGTAAACTTATAACTAAATTGAGAACTCATTTATTTGAGTATAAGGAACAAGAAAAAGTTAGGGTTGAAGTATCTAAAACGATGGCTAAATTAAATGAAATTAGATATGATGATTTTTTTAATGCTTTGAATACATTAAGAGTAAATCCTGAAAATATTGAAGAATTGAGAAGTGCTTTAGGGTTAGTTAAGACTTCAATGAAAAAAATCAAAGTATGAGAAGTGTAAAACAAATCAGAAGGGTGAAATATACTGGTGATTGGATATCAAATGTTGATATGTCAAATATAACTTATCGTTTATTCACTTATAATGGTTTGAATTGGAATGTTATTTTAAGGAATAATGGGATAGGTGGTTGGACAATTAGATTATGTTGTGATGATAGTGATGAATTATATGTATTTAATTCAGGGGTAAATAGAATGTCCATATCAATAAATGACGATTTAATTAATGAATTGGATGGTTGGTATTATGAAGATATAACTGAATTGAAAAATAGGTTAGAAACAGATTTAATATTATTATTAAGGAAATATGAGGAGTATATCGAAACTTAAAATAAATGTAAAACGAGATTTCCAAGAATGGTTGGAAGTGACTCATCAACGACTACTTAATTTTCCCTACACTCCGAGACCTGTAATTGTATGTAATGATGGGTTTAGTATGTCAGTTCAAGGAGGAGTATACACATATTCATCCCCAAGAGAATTTGTAAGTAATTTTACTGAAATGGAAATTGGATACCCCTCACACTTTGAAGAATTGATTCATAGTTACGCTGAAACTGATGATTATACAAGAACTGTTTATCCATATGTTCCCGTAAGTTTAATTATTGAAGTGATTAAAAAACACGGAGGAATAAAAAAAAATTAGAAAAAAATAAAAAAAGATTTGACAAGTTAAAAAAAAATGTTATCTTTGTATAACAAATGGGATATGAAAATATTTTTTCGATTTCCTTGACAAAAACAAAAAAACAGACTATTTATAAATTAAAGATATGAAAAACACGAATAAAAATATGACAAGAGTGGCGAAAGCTACAACAAAAGGTGGGGATAGAAATACCACACTTGGTTTAGGGTGTATTATGTCTTTAATGGATGGATAATACGATAATATAAAAAGATATATTAAAAACCCTGAACCCTAAAAAAGTTCAGGGTTTTTTTATTTATATTCCAGATTAGTTTAATTGGGAAAACACATCACTTGTAATGATGGGAAGTTGGTTCGAATCCGACATTTGGATCAAAGAAAAATAATAAAAAATTAATTAAGAAGATGAAACGAAAACAGTAGGGTGTATGGTCAATTAGGGATAGGTTGCATACACTAAAAATTAAAAATAATGTATATGCTCCTATAGCTCAATTGGTAGATGTACCTGGCTTTTAACCAGGGGGTTGATGGTTCGAATCCATCTGGGAGCACACTTACTTTCGTAGCTTAATTGGTAAAGAAACTAACTCTTAATTAGTGTGATGTGAGTTCGAGTCTCACTGGAAGTACTAAATGTTATTTGAAATATTATATAATGGGATGTAACTCAGTCGGTAGAGTGTTTGACTGTTAATCAAAATGTCGTGGGTTCGATCCCCTCCATCCCAGCAAAAATTATTGAAAAATGAACGCATGAAACAAAGGAATATAATGGTTTATTAAGTAAATAAAATTGCTTCCATAGCTTAACGGAGAAAGCCCTGGTTTTCTAAACCAGCAATCCAAGTTCGATTCTTGGTGGGAGTACAAAAAGAAAGAATGACCTTAGAGGTTGGAAATATCTATTAAATGGGTTCGAATCCCAAGTCGGGGGGTGAAACCCCTGACATTAGAAACATATCTTTCTTTTAACACGGTTCCTTCGCTTAGTTGGTTGTAAAGCACCTCTCTTACAAAGAGGAGATCATCGGTTCGACTCCGATAGGGACTACAAAAAAAAGATTTGATTTTTTAATTAAAATTATTATCTTTAAAAAACAATATGGGGGATGGGTCTGCTAGGGTTGGACACTTCATTTGCAATGAAGAATATCAGTCGGTTTCGAATATCGAATCCTCCACATAGTTTCACTTAGAATAAAAACAAACGCTTAATAGCAACAAACTCTTAATTTGTCAATTATTAGTGAAACAAATGTCGATATAGTTAAATGGGATAACCCCCCTCTCATCAAGGGAAGTTATTGGTTCGAATCCAGTTATCGATACTTTAAAATAATATTTCACTTAGAATTAAAAAATACTTTATTTTTTTAATTAAAATTAATATCATTAAATTACCCTCTATTAAAAGTGAAGCAAATGCGGGTGTAGCACAACGGTTAGTGCATTGGCTTACCAAGTCAAGGATGGTGGTTCAATCCCACCCACCCGCTCAATGAGTAAGAGGTACTCAGAGTCTTTACCAAGACTTAAACAATGGATAGGGTATTGGATCGGACATCCTTAAACGCCGATTTCGTGGGAATAAAGCTGGAAAATCATCCTTGCTCCCAGTAATGGTTGAAGTTTTCAAGGTGTAAGAACCACAGGGTTACAAATAGGAAACCGGAAATATCTACTCACCCATAATCTCAGGGAGGGGAATATGCGAGTATCGTATAATGATTATTATACCACGCTTCCAACGTGGGGATGTCAGTTTGATTCTGGCTACTCGCTCTTTTAGAAATCAGTAATATTTTTTGGTATTACTGATTTTTTTTATTACCTTTGTAGAAATAATAAAAAAAGTTGTATCATAATTTGACTTTAAATTATTAAAAAACTATAATTAAAAAACAAAAAAATGGGGGGTAATTTTTAGTGGTTTGAAAATACCACTTAGAATAACTCTAAAAACAATGGTAAAAATTTGACTAATCATCAAATATAGAAAGTTCGATTCTTTCACCCCCCGCTATTATTAACAATATAAAACATAAAGTATATGACAGAATTAGTAAAAGAAAAAATGAAGTTATCTAACACATTAGATACATTACAATTTTTGAGAACCGCTAAAGGTGCTTCAGATGAAAAAATTCATTCGGCTTTAGATAAAGCTTACGTTGAAACCATTGATAATGGTGCTGAAGATATGTTATATAGAATTATGTTTCATATTGGAGATATTTCAAGAAAGCATAATATCTTTAAAGATTTTGAAATCAACTCAGAAGTGGGTGGGGCTCAAGAAAGAAAGATATTTAGATCTTGTGTAAGATGGATGCAAAAGAACACCCCAGAGTTCTTGCATAAAAATTTAAAGTTAGTAGTTGAATTTACTTCATACGAAACTTTAATGTATTACCAAGTAAGCACAAACAGATATTTGGGTAATGTTATGGGTGTTGAAAAACTATTCATTGACAACCAATATTTGTTTCCTTTCTTAAAGTCTGAGATTGAATCAGGTGTAAACTTGAACTTAATCGCAAGACACTTACCTAAATATGCTACAGGTAAGAATAGAACAACTAAAAAGACTTTAGTTGGTAAAAGGGGAAGAACCGAATTCACTTGGACATTACCGAAAGGTAAAACTTGGGTTAAAATCAACGGAAATCTTGTAACTGGTGATAAAATCACAGTTAAGAGTGGTGATGTTGCTGAATATCCAAGAGAAAAGAAATCTGAGTCTTTAACAAGACAAAGTTTCTTAAACAAGTGGGTTAAGGATTTCTGTGATTATATGGGATGGACAATTGACGAATACAAATCATTTAAGGGTAAGCAGAATACTGCCGAACAAAAAATGTCAAGTGGTTCAGTAATGTCTATGACAGAAGATCAATTTAATGGTTTCTTGGATTCTTTGACTGCGGGACAAAGAAAAAGGGTTGTAAAATCATTGGGTAATCCTAAATGGGGACAGCTAACTAAATGGTATAAGGCTTGGGAAGATGACCAATCTAACTTAGCTGAAAGAATTAGAAAAGCTACCACACCTGCTGAAAAAGCTGCTTTGATGAAAGATTTCAAAGTTAAAACAACAGGGGATCAAACAATTGATTTGTTGGCTGAAATGCTTGGTAAGGGTTTAAATGCTCAACAAGTAAATAACAACTATCAATCAATGATTGAGAGAATGAACATTAAACATTCAGTATTTCCAATTATTGACGGTTCGGGTTCTATGGATTCTAGTTTTGACCATAATGGTGTAAGAATTAGTAACAGACAAGTAGCATACGCAATGGCAATTGCATTTACTACGATGAACCCAAACCCAAGATTTAGAAATACTTATGGTTGGTTCTCACACGACTTTAAAGTTTTTGGTAGGTCTGAGTATGGTGATACCTATATATCTATGTTTAACAATATGGATAAGTATGTAAATCATACAAAGACTTTTACTGAGAATTACAGATTACTTATGGAATCAGATCCAAGACAAGTATCATCAACAAATATGTTTGCTTCGGTAGAATATTTTGTAAATCTTGTGAATACAGGAAGATGTACTACGGAAGAATTACCTGAAACATTATTATATTTAACAGATAATGAATACAATTCAGGTAGATCACCAAAAGAAGCGGTTACATTAGCCAATTCAATTGGGTGGAGACCTAAGTTAATTTTCTGGGGTATTACCACAATGACTCATTCTATCAAGGAAGAGTTAAAATATACTCCGAATGGTTTATTCATAGGTGGTTTCAACGAAAGTTGTTTATCACAAATCTTAGATGGAATATCTAAAGATTCAATAAACCCTGAAGATGAATTGTGGGTTATTTATAACAACATTCGTTATAGTATGATAAAAGTAGGTGAATAACCTACTTTTTTTTTATTCCATTAGTCTAACCACAAGATGACCTTCTCTAAAGGTTATATAATATTCTTTTTTGTTTGTAAACCCATATTTTTTATATATATCCCTTTCTAACATTCTCATTATTTCTTTTGTGTTGTTAAATGTCATATATGGTTGATGATATTCATCTTTGAATTGTTCCATTTTATTTACCGTTTCTTTAATAATTCTTCTAATTAAATTTTTCATACAAATAAATATTTGGTTTTATGAAAACTATTCATTACTTTTGTATTGTAATTAAAAAAATAAAATATATGTATAATAACAAAACAGATTTTAACAAATTCGCAACATCACATATGGGTATCTCATCTATATACCTTGATGATTTTCAATCGTCTATGACACCTCACATTTTGGAGGAAAGACCAACAAGAGCAAATCTTATGTCGGTATTTGATAGATTGATGCAGGATAGGATTATTTGGGTAGCAGGACCTGTTGATGAGGGTATGTCACAAGTTATTCAAGCTCAATTGATTTATCTATCAAATTCAGATCCAAAGAAAGAAATCACAATGCATTTAGATACCCCTGGCGGTTCTGTTAAGGCTGGGTTATCAATTGTGGATGTAATGGATTATATTCCGAATGACATTAGAACAATTAATACAGGAATGGCGGCTTCAATGGGTTCGGTATTATTAGGTGCTGGTACAAAAGGTAAGAGAATGTCATTAAGATTTTCACAGACAATGTTACATCAAAGTTCTGGTGGTGTTAGAGGTAATATTCAGGATGCTAGGATAACTATGATTGAATGGGAAAAAATAAATGATTTGTTATTTAATTTATTAGGTGGGTATTGTGGTAAAGATGCTAACCAAGTAAAAGAAGATGCGTCACGTGATTTATGGTTAAGTTCTGAAGAAGCATTGGATTACGGAATTATTGATGATATTGTTAAAACTAAAAAAGTTTAATAACCAATGGGTTTAGAGATTGAAAGAAAGTATCTATTAAAAAGAGTTCCCATTGGTATTAAATGGGACTCTATTTTTGAAATTAAACAGTATTATGTATCTGATTATAGGGTTAGGATTAGGACAAATACTATAACGGATGAAACTAAATGGTTTTACACACATAAAACTGCGACTGATGACCCTATGGTTTATAGGGAAATTGAAAACGAAATCACTTATGAAGAGTTTTGGAAATATATCTCAAATAGAGAATCTAAGATTATTCAGAAAACAAGATATGTTAAATATTTTGGTAATGATGGTCTTAAAGTTGAGGTGGATGATTTTAGTGGTATGAAATTAGTTGTTGCTGAAGTTGAAATACCTTCAGTTGATTTTCAATTTGAATTACCTAAATACGTTAAAAATGATTTAATCCTTGAAGTTACAAGGTATGCTGAGTTTAAAAATAGAAGATTGGCGATATAATAAAACCAAAAAAATAATTAAAAAAAAGTTTGACAATTAGAAAAAAAATATTATCTTTGTATTATAAATGGAATGTGAAAAATATTTTTCACATTTCCATAACAAAAAGCAAAAAACTAACTATTTAATATAAAATGAAAACATTAATTAACATATCATTATCGTCATTGTATCTATTACAGTCTCTACGCCAAAGTTGTGTTTCGGTATTACCGTTACATCAGTATTGGTTAGTGCTAGGATTTAGTGCGGTGGATATGTTTACTTGGTAAAACAAGAATATATCTAATTGAACCCCCTAAATCCATATAAAGAGATTTAGGGGGTTTTTTGTTTTTGGGGGATTCTTTGACATATTGGTATGAAATATAGCGAATGTGGTGTAATTGAGAACACACATTATTTGGGTTAATGAGTTGCGGTTTGAGTCCGACATTCGCTACAAATATTCCCCTTTCGTATAACGGCAGTACAAATGGTTTTGAACCATAGAATTGAGGTTCGAATCCTTGAGGGGGAACCGGTTTGGGTTTTACACTTTTAAACTTACAAGATAAGGAAAAAGTGAAATTGGGATGATGCCGAGAGTGGTCAGACGGTCTGTAAAACCGAACTGCATAGTGTTTAAGTCACTTCCATCCCACAAAATAAACGTAGATATGGTGAAATGGTATCATAGGGGTCTCCAAAACCCTTGTTCTGAGTTCGAATCTTAGTATCTATGCAAATATGGAGAGTGTCCGGCTGGCACGAGGACACCGTTTTGAAAACGGCTGGGTGTAAAAGCTTCTGGGGTTCGAGTCCCTAACTCTCCGCTTTGATTCTATAGCAGATTATTCTGTGAAATTGGGTAGGTGATGATCTATTGGTATAATACTACAAATTCTAGATGGTAGTTAAATATTATGACATTAAGTAGGTAATTTACATTATTGGTTCGATTCCAATTAGAATCACAAAAAAAATTTGTTATTTGAAAAATGTTTTATTATATTTGTGACTTTATACGATATGGATAAAATAAAATTGGAAGAGTATTTTAAAGAAGGATTATCTTTAAGGGGTATTGGTAAATTAACAGGTAAATCATTAACTACAATAAGATATTGGGTAGATAAATATAATATCAAACCTAAAGATTATTATGATAAATGGGGTATTGAACAATTAAAACCATTAATAGATAACTCAAAGTCTAAGGCTGAAATCTTGGAAAAAATGGGGGTGACTTTAAAGGCTGGTAATTATAGGACATTAAAACGATATTTTGATAAATATAATATTGATAATGATTTATATAAGGGTAATCCAAAAAGAAATGCTAATAGAGTAAAATATAGTGATTCTGAAGTGTTTTGTGAAAACTCACAATATAATTCGGCTCATTTAAAGAATAGAATATTGTCAAGTAATTTATTAGAGTATAAATGTGTAGGTTGTGGGAATACAGGTGAATGGAATGGTAAGAAATTGGTATTACAGATTGATCATATTAATGGTATTAATACCGATAATAGGATTAGTAATTTAAGATTTATGTGTCCAAATTGTCATTCTCAAACTGAAACATTCTCAAGGGGTAAAATAAATATGGTGGTTATGGTGTAGTGGCTAACATAATAGATTGTGGTTCTATCGACACCAGTTCGATTCTGGTTAATCACCCAAAAAAGTAAGGAATTAGGTTATTATACGTAGGCTCCGAGTATAATGACTAAAATTTAGACCCTTATGAACTTCGGTCCGCAGGGAGAATTGACAGAGTGGTAATGTATCGGTTTGCTAAATCGAAGTCTATGTAACAGTAGCGGGGGCTCGAATCCCTCATTCTCCGCCAAAAATAAACACCCCCAATGGTGGAACGGGAGACACAAATGTCTTAGAAGCATTCATCTGAAAGGATATGTAGGTTCGAATCCTACTTGGGGGACTAATATGGGAATGTGGTGTGAGTGGTTGAAACCGGGGGTCTGCAACACCCCCAAAAATGAAAGTTTTCACGTCAGTTCGAATCTGACCATTCCCTCAACTATATAGTCCCATAGTTCAACGGATTAGAACATATCGCTACGGACGATAAGATACAAGTTCAAATCTTGTTGGGATTACAAAAAGAAAACCATTTTTATATGGTTTTTTTTATGCCATTACATATTTATTACATATGATTATTATTGAAGGAAAATTAGAAGATTTATCTAAGAAATATATACCACAATTTAATAGGGATGCGTTTACTGAAGGCTTAACCCCTGAATCTGTCATTGAACATTTATATGTGTCAGATCCGTCACCCACAAAAAAATACTTTGAGTGGATGATTAAAGAGTGTTTGGGACTTATAAAAAGCAATTACATTATTAATAATGAAAAGGTGGGTAGATTAGTGAATGATATTCAAGAGTTTGATAGGAATATTGATAAACTTAGTGAAGATTTTTTAGAGTATAATAAAGAAGAAATTGGTGATATTACGTATAAATATTTAAAGGATAAACCTTTAAAAGATATTAACACTTATAATGTAGATATTTTAAGAAAAATAATACCAACACTAATAAAACATAAAACTGAAAGTCAAAGAAGGGTTTTGGCTAAAGAAGGTGCTAAACTTGTATACCAAAACGATAATTATAAAGTGTATGAAATAGATACCTGGGACGCATCTTGTTTTTATGGTTCAGGAAGTAGATGGTGTACAACTAATAAGTTAAGTGACAATCATTTTAGATCATACGGAACTGGTAGTAACAAATTATTGTATGTTATTAGTAAAACTAAAACAAAAGAAAGTGATCCTAAATTCTATAAAATTGCTATAAATGTAAGGTATGGTGAAAAACACATTACATTTTGGGACGCTCCTGATGACCCTTTTGATGGTTGGAATTATTTTAATTCTGAAGATTCAAATATTTTAACTTTTTTGGTTAATTATGTAAAAGAAAAAAATCCTGAAAATTATCTTAAAATGTTACCTGATGAGTACATATTATCAATTAAACAAAAAGAAGAGGGTTTAAGTGACTTACAAATTGTTAATGCTTTGGATATGGGTAAGGCGACTAACTGGTTAAGTTATAAATATGGTTTAAGTGTGGAAGATGCTATTATTAAAAAATTGGATATATTAAATGGTAATGTTGACGATTTTTTAGGTAATTATTTTACCCCATCTGAAAAAGAATATTTAATTAAAGGTGGTGAAATATTGGAATCAAGAGGGTTAGTGTGGAAAGATTTAGTTGTTGATTACTACCAATTGGCTACAATTTTTAATGATTACCCACCTAGTTTATTTATTAGTATTTTTTTAGGTGGTGATAAAAACAAAGCGTTAGAAATTGGGGTAAACGAATTAATAATATCCTATTGGTTGGCTAAAGGTGGTAAATATGTGAATGATTTGGGTGAGTTATATGGGGCTGAAAAAATTGTTAAATACGTTACCAAAACTAAGGGATTCCCCCCAACTAATCTAACTAGTATGTTACCTGGATTATTTGGATATGAAACACCGAAGAAAAGAAAAGAGTTATATGAAATAGCTTTTAAATTCGATAAAAAGGAAGGTAGGTATGACTTACCGACTTATTTAACCAATCAAATGAGTAACGAAAGTTTTATTGCGTCATTTAACAAAGGTGATGGTCGTGAGATTGAACCTGATTCATATAGGAGAGCATTTTTATACCTTAAAAATAATAACCCTGATGTAATTAGTAATGTATTTGGTGTGAAAGATATTGTTAAAATATTTAAAACAGAAGAAAGGTCTTTTAATTACTTAATAAAAAATTACGATGAGTTTAGTAATGATGATTTAGATATTAGTAATTTAACTGGAATGTTTAGTGTTGAAGTTCCTGATAGTATATTTGGTAAATATATGAGTAGTTGGGAAAAAACTAACGTTATTAGTACGTATAAAACAAAAGAAGGTGCTAAAAAACTATTTGATTTTGTTCTTAAAAAGTTTTCATTTAAGAAGTTGGCTGATATTGTTGGATCTGATGGGGTATTTCAATTATTCTCTATTGTTGGTTTTAAAAAGGGTATAAACTATATGATTGAAAATAAGATTGGTGACATTAGAATTGATGATATAAGAATACAAGATGGTAAAGTGGTATTAATTGTTAATGATAGATCGGAATATGCGTTTTTATTTGATGAAGAAAGTACCGCTGAAAACATATTAGGGGAGGATGGATTGGATTGGACTCCGTATGATGATGTTATATATGATTGGTATGATCAAGTATGGGATTGTATGACACCAAAATCAATTGAGTTGGTTAAGGCTTGGATTAAAAGTAATGTTGCTGAATATGAAAACGATGAGGGTGATGAAATTGATTTAGGTGATACATATTTAAATGAAATAGATGATGATGATTTAGGTAAAATAATAGATGAGTACGATGAATTTGAAGAGTTAAAAAGAGAATTGAGTTGGGCTTATGATAGTGCTTATAATAGTGTCGCTCAAAGTGATATTATTGAAAACACACAAAATCAATTAGAAGAGTATTTAGGTAATTATGTTGGATATGAGCCTGTTAAATTATCTAAGACTAGATATAATAAAGAAACAGGTAATTATGAGAAATATGAATACTCAGATTATATATATTTATATAATGCGGGTGATAGTTTATATGATATCTTATATGAATATGCTGCTACTAATTGGGGTTATCCGGTAGATTATAATACATATTTCAGATCTTTATTAAAGGAATCTGACCCTAAAAAACTATATATTGATACTGATTCTTACCCTGATAGTGGTGAGGTTTGTAAATATTTTAATGAAGATTTACCTGGTAGAATATGAAAGAACTAATAAGAAAAATATTAAGAGAAGAAATTATAACTGAGGCTCGTGTTAAAAAGAGTGATAGGATTGACATTTATAGAGATGAAAATATAGTGGTTGTTGCTCCTTTAACCCACGAAGCATTAAAGAAATATGCTAGTGAATGTGCTTGGTGTATTAATAGTGATAAATATGAATGGGAAAGTTATCATCAGGGTAATATCGCTATTATAATTCAAAGAAAACCTAAAAAGAATAAAATAGGTGATACAGGTCAAGAAACTCCGGAAGAGATTTATGACTTTACACACAATGGTTTTGATTCACCTGAAGAAGAGGATTATTATTACGATGACTTACTTGGTAGTATATTTAACTTTGATACTAATATTGTTTATTATAACCCACAGTCAGATATTATTTATGATAAAGGTGATAATTGTTTAACCTCATTCGGATACTCAATTCACGATATTCCACATATGACTGAAGAAATCATAAAGAAAATAAGGACAACTTTAATGAATTAAAATCCACGAAATTCCGTAAGATCAACAGGTGTACATAAAATTTTATTATAGAAAGTTTTATACCCACCACGAGTTTTTTCGGTTTCAGCGTCAATCCTATTAGGATCTACAACTTTATAATATTTAACATTTGTTTCACTATCTGCATACCCAACAAAATCACCTAACTCTATATCACATTTCTTTTCTTCCAATTGCTTTTTATATACATAAAATGTGAGATTTCCGTAATCTTCATAAAATAAAGTTCCGTTAGGGTTATATGATTTTGGAACATTATCTTCAATAGTTACCAGTACTTTAAGTTCGATTGGTGGTTTAAATCTGATTTCATCTTGAAGTGTTTCCCCATATATATCATCATAATTTGTTTTTTGTCTATCAATTTGATATAATACAACGGTAAAGTTATTATCATCTTCTAAGTATTCGCGGCCCATCTCGATGTCAAGCGAAAAATCTACATCGTCATACCACTTACTAAGTCTGGTGATAGGTATTTTTTTATTATTTAATGGATTCATTTCTAATAAATATTTGTTTTTAATATTTTATTATGTATTGTTATGATAATTAAAAAAGTTATGAAATTCGAGATACCTAAAAAAATGGCAATGGTAAATGCCAAAAACATTAAAGATGTAAAAGGATATATAAGTGATTATATAAACACTAATGGTGAAGTTAAATTATTCGTTGGTTGTGATTCAAAACAATCAGGGGATTTTACGACATATGCTGTATCTGCTGTTCTTTATAAAAAAGGATTGGGTGGTCATGTGGTTTATTTCATTGATAAAGTTCCGAGAATTAGAGATATGTTTGTTAAATTATGGGGTGAAGTAGAAAGAACAAAAGAGTTTTTAGAGTACTTAGGTGATGATATGAAACCTTTTGTTGAGGAAGTTCATTTAGACTTCAATCCAAAACCTGTTCATAAATCAAATATGGTACATGATTCCGGTGTTGGTTTAATTAATTCTATGGGTTATAAGGCAATTGGTAAACCTGGAAGTTGGGCGGCGACACACGCGAGTGATAAAATATTAAAAAACAAATAATAGATAAAATGGAAAATAAAGATTGGGTAGGAAATAAGAATAGTATTTTTAAAACACTAGGTGCGAGTAATCATACAGATAAAGAACGTGAAAATGATGATTTTTATGCTACAGATCCTGACGCTGGTAAAATGTTGTTGGAGTTGGTTGAGTTGAATAAGAATATTTGGGAATGTGCTTGCGGTGAAGGACACTTGAGTAAAGTATTTGTTGATGCTGGACATAATGTAAAATCAACGGATTTAGTTGATAGGGGTTATGGTGAAACAGGTATTGATTTTTTAAGTCAAACTGAATTATTTGATGGTGATATAATATCAAACCCACCATATAAATACGCTAAAGAGTTTGTTGAAAAAGGATTAGAGTTGGTAAATGATGGAAATAAAGTTATTATGTTTCTTAAATTACAATTTATGGAAGGTAAAGCCAGAAAAAAGTTATTTACTAAACACCCACCAAAAACAATTTATGTATCTTCAAGTAGAATAACCTGTGCTAAAAATGCTGATTTTGAAATGATGAAAGCGGGTGGTGGTTCTGCTGTTGCTTACGCTTGGTATGTATGGGAAAAAGGTTTTAATGGGGATACCATCGTAAAATGGTTTAACTAATATTTGGTTATTTAAAATTAAATACGTATATTCGTAAAATGGTTAAAGTATTGGCAAGATTTTTATTTTGGGGTATGTTAAAAAAAGAAGGGATTACTGATTCTAATGTTGAGAATCAGGATAATACGTATTTTATATCAATTAATTCAACTGAAGGGAATGATGTGGAGCCTTATTTTAAGGAAAAACATTCAAACGTATTAACATTATATTTTGATGATTGTAATGAATATAAAAAACATCCCATTATTGGTTGTTCTGGTGAGTTCTACGAGCAAATACCTATGAGTGAGGAACAGGCGTTAGAGGTGGTTAATTTCGTTGAAAAAATGAATGATACTTCTAAGGTATATGTTCATTGTACTGCTGGTGTATCAAGAAGTGGTGCGGTTGGTGCTTTTATAAATGATTATTTTGGTAGGAGTTGGGATAAGTTTAAATTTGATAATCCACAAGTGATACCAAATTCACATATATCGTCATTGTTAAAAAAAATATATTATGGGAAATATCCTGATATATATAAATAAAAAAGGGGTTATTAAACCCCTTTTTTTACGATTAAAATTTCGTGTGAATCTTTAGTTGATTTACCACCATTTTGTAATCTATTTTTACCTATACGTTTTTCTCCGTTACCCATTGAGTATGCCCATTCTGGATAATAAAAATCAAAACCTTTATACAATTCCCTAATTGTTTCACAATTATTATATGAAAGGACAAAATCCCCTTCATGTTCTAATAATAAATCTCTTAATAATTCGTGATTAAAACCTGAATGATGGACATCAATTTCTTTTCTTGGGTACATTCCTTTGTGCATTTTATTATCGGAATCTTTTTCTAATAAATATGGTGGATCTAAATATAAGAAATCATTTTTATGTTGTGGTATAGATAACTCAAAAGGTAATAATTTAACATCTAAGTTAGGACATTTAAAATTATTAACATTATTAATCATTCCTTCCCATTTTTTAGGATCTAAATACACACTACTTCCCCATCCTAAAAATGATGGTCCATAAGAACAATTATGACTAAAATAATAGTATGTTGCTAATGTTAAATCATCTAAAGAAATTACATTATCTCTTTTATAGTGATCCGTACTCCAATTTTTTAAAAGTTCTTGGGTGTTTGTTGTTCTAAATAGTAATTCTTTTATTTTATCATACTCACCCATCGTAGGTTCAATTTTTTTCATCTCATCTGATAAACCTTTTGGGTTGGATAAAAGAGTTTGCCAAAAATTAACTAATTGATCGAAAATATCATAACCAATAACTGTCTTATTTAAATTACCCGCCCAATGAACTTCTAATGAACCACCACCAATAAAGGGTGATACTATTTTATCATAATCCGTAATAAATGGTGTAATATGTTTAATTGCTCTGGATTTACCACCAGCGTATCTAATAATTGTTTTCATATTAAAAATATATGGTTTGGTGATATAAAAACATAGATATAATTAATATTTATTTTTACTAACCTTATACTTATATATGTGGTATGAGTAAAATTAAAATGTTGGTTACAACAATTGATGGGGCAGGTGTAGGTGCTTACAGAATGAGATGGCCTCACATCCATCTACAAGAAATGTTTCAGAATGATATCCATATAGATATTATTGATATATCTGACTTTACAGATATTACAAAGTATAAAGATTATAATATTATATTCTGCCATAGAAGTTTAACACCCGATATTGGAGAGACTCCTGAAATATATAAAAGATTAAAACAACAAAACCCAAACCAAATTATTATTGGTGATATTGACGATCATTGGTTGGTTGATCCATCACACGGATTATATCAAATCATCAAGTTTCAACAAATAGATAAAAAAATAGTTGAGAACTTAAAGATATTTGATTATGTTACAACAACGAATGAATATTTCGCTTCTAAGATAAGACAATATAATAAGAATGTGGTAATATTCCCTAACGCTATTAATCCAAGAGATAGACAATTCATTCCAAATAGAGAATCGAATGATAGGATTGGTGTGGGATATTTAGGTGGCTCATCACATTTAAAAGATTTACAATTATTACACGGTGTAACTAATGTTTTATCAGGTGATAAATCTATTATGGATAAGACACAATTAGTATTATGTGGTTTTGATTTAAGGGGAACAAAAACAACGATAAATGCTCAAACAGGTGAGCAAATGCAAGAACCAATTAAACCACACGAAACTGTATGGTATGATTACGAAAAAATTGTAACGGATAATTATAATATTATTTCACCACAATATAAAAACTATTTAGATAGATTTACTCAAGGGTCGTTTGATGATAAGAATGAACCGTATAGAAGAAGATGGACATTACCAATCAACAAATATGCTACAAACTATAACTACTTTGATATATCATTGGCTCCATTAGTAGAAACTGAGTTTAATAGGGTTAAATCGTCATTGAAGGTAATGGAAGCAGGTTTCCATAAGAAAGCTTTAATTGCGTCACATATTGAACCATATTCAGAAGATATTATTGATGGTAAGAATGGGTTTTTAATTGAACAAAAAAGAAGTCATAAAGATTGGCATAAAACAATTAAGAAATTAATTAATAACCCAGAACAAATAAAAGATATGGGTGAAGCGTTATATGAAACTGTAAAAGAAAAATATAACTTAGATTTTGTATCAAAAAATAGAATGGAGTTTTATAGGTCGGTAATAAAATGAGAACTATAAAAAAATATGTTGAGGATAATAAGAATAAGTTTAATGTTACATCTGTAAATGTTAATGTTGGTACTCGACCAATTAGAGCGATTTGGACTCGTGAAATGGTTCAAGATATTTCTGCGTTTCATAATATAGACGCTGAGGTTGAATTAACAAGGTTGTTAAATGAAGAATTAAGTAGAAATATTAATGATAATATTATTAGAAATCTATTAAATAATGATTTACACTAATGAGAACAATAAAACAATATAATGAAAAACGAAAGTTAATTAATAAATTAATTAAAACATGGGAACCTGTATTAAGAAATGCTGGCGTATTAAATGATGGTTTAGTATATGCTCCATATATACCGGTTCAATTAGAACCGGTGATGTTTGATGATCAATTAGTTGGTATTAGTAGTAGATATACATCCGTTCAGGTAAATCCTAATTATTATGGTGTTGTTAATGTACCGGATGTAAATGAATAAGTTAATATGAGAAGTTTAAAAAATTTAATAAACAGAAAAAAACCTTTAATTGATATAAATACAGGTGTAATTGATTTACACTATAATACCAACCTAACTATTGATGATTATATAGTTAATGGTGGTAATAATGGTAGGATTTATAATCAAATAAATTATGATAATACCACCACACTAATAGGTAATGGTATTGTTCTTAGTAATTTACCTACCAGTCCAATAGGATTAACAGAGGGTAGTGTGTGGAGAGATGGTGAAGGTATTTTAAGAATTGTTTGATTTTATAGACATTTTTTACTACTATTAAGTAATGACAAAAACATTAGTGGTAGATGGTAATTATCTATTAAAAAGGGGAACTAAAGGTGCTAAAAATATTATCTTTAATGAAGATAAGATAGGTGGGTTATATCAGTTTATCATCACAATAAAGATGATGATAAATAAGATATACCCTGATAAAGTAATTGTATTTTGGGATGGACCCAACTCCAAAGATTATAGAAGGACATTTTACCCTGAATACAAAATACAACGAGAAGAGATAAACAATAAAATTGATAAAGACTATCAATTTAACATTCAAAAAATTAAATCCCAATATTATTGTGAAGAATTATATTTAAGACAATTTGAAGATGAAGGGTCTGAGGCTGATGATAGTATTGCGTATTATTGTTTAAATACTCCAAATGAGTATAAATATGTATATACAAATGACAGGGATATATTACAAACAATTAGTGAGAATACTGAAGTTTATTTAGCGGATAAAAGAGATTTCGTAAATAAAAAAAATTGGAGTAAGTATTTAGATTATCACTATAAAAATATATGTTTAGTAAAAGTTTTAACAGGTTGTAATTCGGATAACATAGCAGGTGTTTATGGTATGGGTGAAGCAACATTGTTTAAGTTATTTCCAGAGTTAGTAAAAGAAGAAAAAACATTAGAATGGGTATTTGAAAAAGCAAAACAATTATTACCTGAATCGAGAGGTAGGGATGCGTCAGTATTAAGAAATCTCATTAACGGAAAATCAAAACATGGTGTGATGGGTGAAAACCTATATATAACAAATCAAAAGATTATTGATTTAAGCCAACCTTTGCTAACTGATAACGTAAAAGAACGGATTGATGATGAATTAATAAATGGTGTTTTAAATCCTGATGGTAGGGATTATAAAGTATTAATGAAACAGATGATAAATGATGGTATCTATTCATATATGCCTAAATCAGATTCTGGATTTATTGATTTTTTTAAACCATTTTACATAATCATGGAAAAAGAAAAGAAATTATATAAAAAAGCAATATTATGAGTAAAGAAACAATTAATTTAAATCCGGACGAACTAAAGGATTTATGGAATGGTGTATATTTTAAAGGTAATACATATGAATTAAAAGGTGAGTTATACGAACAAGTTGATGTTATAGACAAATCCAAATATTCGGATGGACCATCTTGGGATTATATAATTCAGAGAAAATCAGATGGTAAATATTTTAAACTTAATGTATGGGACGCTGGTGAATATAACGGTTATCTTTTTGAAGATGGGTGTATTGAAGAAGTAACACAACATAAAAAAACAATTAATACGTATAAATAATGAAAGTAAGATTTAAAAAATTAAGTGAAAAGGCGGTAACACCGAAGTATGCAAAACCTGGTGATGCTGGTATGGATATGGTGGCGACATCATTAGTAAAAAATGAGGTATTTTATGAGTATGGAACAGACATTGCTGTTGAAATACCTGAAGGTTATGTTGGATTAGTATTTCCGAGATCATCAATTAGTAAAACAAAACAAATATTAGCGAATCACGTTGGGGTTGTAGATTCAGGTTATAGGGGTGAAATCAAGTTTAGATTTAAGAAATTGGATTGGGATAATGGTGAAGTATATGAAATTGGTGATAAGATTGGACAATTATTAGTTATACCTTACCCAACTATTGAATTAGAAGAGGTGAGTGAGTTAAGTGAAACTCAAAGAGGAAGTGACGCATTTGGATCGAGTGGAAAGTAAAACAAGTTTAACAATTAAATATAAATAAAAAATGAGTATCGGAAACGAAAAATTCAAGACACGATTTGAGTTCGTGTTAAAATTGAACAAAGACATTATTGTTCAAAGATTCTTTAACGTAAGAAAGTTTAATGAAGGTGCTACAAGAAGTTTGTTTATGAGAGACACAACTAACGAAGTAGTAAATATCGTTAAAAAGGGTATTATGAAGAAGAGTGTGGATCACCTTTGGAATAATTATGACCCATATGGGTTTTATTATGACGATGATGGTGAAATCGTAATTAAGGATATACCAAAGTATAATCTTAATGACATTAAAGACAACTTTACCTTTACAGTAAAGGTAGATGGGAGACCTGTATCGGAAACTATGTTTTCTGGGTATGGATTATGTATCCCAGTTTTCTTTGAAAGTGGTCAAAGAATTAGATACATTGTAGATATTAAAGATTCTATTTCCACAATAATTTCAAAGCTACAAAACGCTTTACAATACACAGAAGAGGAAGAATAATATGGGTGATAAAGAAAATTTTGGGTATTTAGGTGATAGCTTTCAATCTAAAGTTATGGCTCAGATTTTTACTGACAGAACTTTTGGAGAGAACTACATTAATATAATCGATCCAAAATATTTTGATAATCAATATTTTAGGGTTATCACTCAATATGTTAAGGAGTATTATGTTAAGTATGATGCTATCCCTACAATGGATGCTATTGAAAATATCATCAATTCAGAGGCATCGTCAGAAGTTACAAGAAGAGTTCTTGTTGATGAACTTGAGGGTATTAAATCAGCTGAATTAGCTGATAGTAGTTTTATTCAACACAAAGTAATTAATTTCTGTAAGCAACAAGAATTAAAGAAAGCGATTCAGAAGGTTCAAAAGATACTTGAAAAAGGGGATTTTGAGTCATATGATAAGTGTGAAGATATTATTAAAAAAGCAATCAACATATCGGAAGATAAAGATAATGGTGAAGATGCTTTAGATAATATAGAAAATGTGTTAGATAATGATGAAAGAAAACCATTACCATTTGGTATAGGTGGTTTTGATAGATCTACTGGTGGTGGATTAGGTTCAGGTGAAGTAAGTTTAGGTATTGCACCATTAGGAACAGGTAAATCTACTTGTGCTACTAAGATAGCGAATACAAACTATAATTTAGGTAAGACAGTATTACATATTTTCTTTGAAGATAAGGTTAGAGATATTAAACGTAAACATTACGCTTGTTGGACAGGTATTCCAATCAATGACTTAAAAGAGAATAAATCAGCTGTTATTGAGATAATTGAAGGTATTAAAGGTAAAGGTAAACTTGTATTAAAGAAGTTCCCATCATACGGAACAACTTTTGAGAAAATCCGTAATTGGGTTAAAAAACAAAGACAGAACAATATTATACCTGATATGATTGTTGTGGATTACTTAGATTGTATTCAATTATCAGAGGAAAGTTGGAACGCTGAAGGTGTATTAGTAAGACAATTTGAAACATTAGCTGAAGAACTTAAAATACCAATTCACTTATTCACTCAAGGTGGTAGACAATCAATCGGACAAGAAATTGTTACATCCGATATGGGTGGTGGTTCAATTAAGAAATCACAATTCGCTCACTTCTTATATTCTATTGGTAGAACGATGGAACAACAAGAAAGTGGTAGGGCTAATTTGTCAATCTTAAAAAATAGGTTTGGACAAGCTGGGGTTGTATTTGAGAATGTATTATTTGATAATGGATCGGTTCAAATCGACACGGATAACGCCTCAGAAGAATTAACTTTTTTGGGTGTTGAAAACAAAAAAGAAGAAAAGAAAAGAAATAGAATTAACGACATTCTACAAAAAAAGCATAAAGAAAAAGTTACAGATGACGAAGAGGCTCTGTAAGGAAAAAAACATTTTCCCCCAATTATATATAACTTCCTAATATTGATTTTATTAGGTTTTAAATAAAAAATAATTGGGGGATTTTTTATTTTCCACTATATTTTTTCTAAAAAATGATGTATTTATAGAGACAATAAAATAAAAAAAAGAGATATAAAAAATGAGTAAAAATGGACTTCAATTGGCGAGTGATATAAAATATTATTTAGATTATTCGAGATGGATTGATAATGAGAATAGGACTGAAACTTGGGAAGATTCGGTTAACAGGGTAATGAACATGCATAAAACAAAGTATGCTAACTTTTTAAGTAACCCAAGATTTGTGGAATTAATTGAGAAAGCTGAAGGAACTTATAAGGATAAGTTAGTATTGGGATCTCAAAGGGCTTTACAATTTGGGGGTGATCCTATTGTTAAACATAATGCTAGACTATTCAATTGTACAGCTACTTATGTGGATAGGGTTAGAAGTTTCCAAGAAATAATGTATTTATTATTATGTGGTTGTGGTGTTGGATTTTCGGTTCAATATAAACACATTAGTAGATTACCTAATTTAGTTAAAAGAACTAAAGGGACAAAAACATTCGTAGTACCTGATTCTATTGAAGGGTGGAGTGATACTTTCGGTATTTTAATATCTTCATATGTAGAAGAAGGAAAAGAAACACCATTTCCTGAGTATCAAGGATACGAAATTAGATTCGATTTAAGTTTAATTAGACCTGAAGGTGCTATGATTAGTGGTGGATTTAAGGCTCCTGGACCTGAAGGGTTAAGAAAATCATTATTAAAGTGTGAGGAATTGATTGAAAGAAATTTAAATCAAGGTGTTAATACGATGAAACCTATTATGGCTTATGACTTTATTATGTATATGGCGGATGCGGTATTATCGGGTGGTATTAGAAGAAGTGCTACAATTTGTCTATTCTCACCGGAGGATGATGAAATGATGAATGCTAAGGTTGGTAATTGGTATTATGAAAATCCACAAAGAGGTAGATCTAATAATTCAGCAGTAATCAACAGAAATACCACAACAAAAGAACAATTCAATAAGATATTTACTTCAATTAAAGATTTTGGTGAACCAGGTTTTTATTTTGTAGATGATGAAGATCAAGTAACAAATCCTTGTGTTGAAATTGGCTTATACCCACAAATTGAAGGCTTAAGTGGATTTCAAGGGTGTAACTTAACTGAAGGTAATGGTGGTATGTGTACAACAGAAGAAAAGTTTTATGATGCTTGTGAGTCTTTAGCTATCTTAGGAACATTACAAGCGGGTTACGCTGATTTTCCATACTTAGGTGAAGTAACAGAAGCTATTTTTAGAAGAGAAGCTTTATTAGGTTGTTCATTTACAGGTTGGATGGCTAATCCACACATTATGATGAATCCTGAAATTCAAAGAAAAGGTGCTGAGATAGTTAAAAAAATAAACCAAGAGTTAGCTGAAATTATCGGTATCAATCCAGCATCAAGAACAACTTGTGTTAAACCATCAGGAAATGCTTCGGTATTATTAAAATCACCTTCAGGTTGTCACGGAGATCACGCACCAAGATATTTTAGGGTAATGCAAATAAATAAACAATCTGAAATTGGTAAATATTTAAGTGAAGAACATTCATATTTGATTGAAGAATCTGTATGGAGTGCTAATAAAACAGATTATGTGGCATACATTCCAGTAATTGCTAATAAGAATGCTAAGTTCAAGAAAGATTTGGTTGGTATGAACCAATTAGAAGTGGTTAAAACAATTCAAAACAATTGGGTTGAATATGGAACAAATCACGAAAGAAATGTTCAACCATATTTAAGACATTCAGTTTCTAATACAGTTGAATTAGATTATTCGGATTATGATGTGGTAGAAGATTATTTATTTAACAATAGATTTGATTTCGCAGCAGTATCATTCTTACCTTTAACAGGTGATAAAGATTTCAACCAAGCACCATTCACATCAGTATTATCAGGTGAAGAATTACACGATAAATATGATGACGCAGCTTTCTTCGCTTCAGGTTTAATTGTTGATGGATTACACGCTTTTGATGGTAACTTATGGGAAGCTTGTGATTATGTTAATAAGAGAGATTTGAAATTACAAGGAACAAGAGTTGAAGCTTTAATCAAGAAAGATTGGATTAGAAGGGCTAAACAATTCGCTAAAAGATTCTTTAAAGGTGATGTTAAAGAAATGATATTATGTATTAAAGATTTACATCTATATCATAAATGGGTTAGAATTAATCGTGAATTAAAACAAAGAGATTTTGATTTTAATGAAGCAATTAAACAACCTGAATATGTTAATATGGATACTATGGGAGCTGCAAGCTGTCAGGGTGCATCGTGTGAGTTACCTAGTGAATTTTTAGAAGCCATGAAGATGGTTTAATAAAAAAGGGATAAGAAATTATCCCTTTTTTTTTGTTATATTATTAGTATTAAAAAATACAATTTGTTTTTTTGGGTATGTTTTATTATTCTTAAAATATGAAAACAATATTATTTAGTTCAATATTATTCTTTGTCATACAGAGCAAAGAAAATTGTGGTAGTTATTATAGATATACTGCTTGCAATGACACACTTAATTACACGGTATTCAGTGCGACTGAATATTATATTAACGATACTTTATACTTTAATAATCAAAAATAAAAATGGATATACTTTCTTTAGAAATTGACTCAAAATACAAAAAATGGTTAAAAAACCTTTACAATGGTGGTGATTTACACCCTTCATTTGTTTTTATGTGTAATAAACATAAAAGATTAAATGATAAAATACCGATAGAGTATCGTGATATTTTTAACTTTAAATCCGTAGATGATTTCGTATCCTATGTTGATAGTTTAGAATCTGAAACCGAGAGGGAGGATTTTATTAAGAATAATGGTTCTACAACAATTTATGAAAACGAAGATTTCTTAGTAAAAAGGGTTCATAGTGTGGATGCTATGAAATTATATGGTAAGGGAAGTAAATGGTGTATCGCTTCTGACGATACTAATGTTTGGAACAACTACCTTAAAAAAGGTAATGTTTTTTTCTTAGTATTTTCTAAGAAATTACCATATACAAGTCAATTTAATAAGTTTGTAGTTCAACTAACGAACGATAGGGATTTAATTGTTTGGGATAGGTCTGATTATAGTTACCAATCAAATATATTTGATTTAATTAATTTAGATAGTGAAGTATTCCAAAATCACTCCAACTTGGAAATTATTTCTAACTTGGAATACCAAATAGGTGATATAACAATATCGAATATATTAATAAAAAATAATGCGATAATTGCTGGAGGTGCTTTAACATCTATCGTATTAAATGATAAAATAAATGATTTTGATATATGGTTTTCAAATGAGAGTGATTATAAATCCGCTATTAATGATATGAGTGATTTATGTAAAAAAAGAAATATTAATATAACTGAAGATTTTTTCCAACCTATCAATATTCGTAAATACAGTACCACCAACGCTATTACATTTACTAATACTGATAATAAAAAGTTTCAATTCATTAATCCATCTAAATATACTTTTGGTGATGTTAAAACAATAATTAATCAATTTGATTTTACTTGTGTAATGTGTGGTGTTGATTTAAAGAATAGAAAATTAACATACGATAATAGATTTTTTAATGGTATTAAATTTAAAATGTTAATTGTAAATAAAGAAGTTAAGTGTCCAGCATCCTTACTTGATAGAATTATTAAATACACCAAAAAAGGTTATAGGATTTCTAAAGAATCACAAAGAGATGCTTTAAGATTATTATCTAAAGTGACTGAACAGGAAATTGATGACGTTACATTAACGATGTACTAATTATTTCAATCTAACTACAATATCAATAGAAGGGTTTAATATTTGTAAGATTTGATTATCATCTGCAAGTATTACCTCTTCTGTTATTTGTATTTCACCATCAGAAGCCACAGTTTGAACTGATGTGTTTTGTGAATAAATACCACCTACTTTATTATATACTTTAAGTGATGTTAAGTTTAACACACCTGGTGTATTCATAATAGCGTTTTTAACTGTCCCTAAAAAAACATCATCACCTAAAGCGAGTTTAGATTTATCAAAAATATTAGCGATATTTGTTACAATCGCTGACGATAAATCGGTTGGTGAGTATTGTTTATTGTATTGAACATCTAATACGAAACCAAGATTAACTACCTGAGCTGGTTGAACAACTACATAATCATTTATCATTCTATATTGTGATAAGTAAGTTGAAATATTATTTGCAATATTAGAGTTAATATCACTTGTTAAATTACCATTTACGTCAGTAGTAAGAATATTTACATTTATCTTATTACCTGCTTTAGTAACACTTACTTTAGAAGGTGCTCCAAACTTACCTGGCATTTTAAATATTTGTGATTCATAATCCTCAAGAGTAACACATCTTTCTTGTGATGCGAAATTAAACCCAATATAATTTCTTGCTTCTTCTATTGTAGGTTGATTTGCTCCACCTAATGAAGAAGTAACATTTGTCGCTCTCAATGAATTGATAACTGCTGTATTAATTGTTGAATTTGGACCTGTAACAACAAGATTAGAAGATGTAATTCTTGTAAGGGTGTTAGGGTTAAGGATTGATTGTTGTCCTCCACCAACTCTATATTTAACAAATATTGTTGTATTTGCTTTTGGTGCTAAACCTAAAACAGGGTTATTAGTAATCTCGTTATAATCAATATTAAATTCGTTTAATGTGAATTGTGTGATTGCATCGTTATCGGTTTCAGAACCACCAAAAGTAACAACCATAAAGTTTTCTGGTGTATATTCCGTAATAAACTTTTTATTTGTTTTAGTCCATTTACCTTGTCTGATTCCATCTACAACAGGTAGGTTAGGATCTTCAATATAAACGCTTTGTTGAGCTAAAGCATCTACTTCAAACCATCTTTGATTATTGTCAAAAAATACTGAATCTTCAGGGATTGTGGTAATTGCTGTTCCATCTTGAACTACAATTGAACTAATAGAAAGAACATTTCTTTCAGGTAGAATAATTTGATAGAATGGTTTAACATTATTTGTATTTACAATTTGTCTAAGTGTTCTTGTTTCACCATTAACAACAACCTCAGTTTTAATAATTTGATATGAAACAACTCGATTATTTGCATCAAATATTGGTAATTTTAATCTATTTTGATAACCATTTGAGTTAATCGTTGAAGAAAAATCAATATCAGTTAAGGTCTCAAATACTTGACCACCACCACTAATTTTAGTACCTGCTTTAAGGATACCTAAATAATTCACATCTTCTTTATCACCATCAACAGGAACATTAATACTGAATTGACATACAGCAACTGAAGGTCTATTACCAGGTATTTTCAATCCATAGGTTCTTGCTATGTTATAGATTGAATTAGTTTGTTGTGCGAATTGTAAATAAGTTTCTTGGATACTTCTATCAATGTGGAAGTTTAAGTTATCTGCAACCGCTGCGTTGATATCTACCAATACGGAAAATAAACCAGCGTCACCAAAGTTGGTAATTAAATCTGGATAGTATGTTTGAACATAACCAATAAGTTCATTTCTTAAACCTGTAAATTCACGTTCCGCGTATGATATTTTTCTTTCTGCCATTATAGTGTAATATTAATTGTATCTTGTTTTCCAAATATTGAGCCATTATTTATGTATTTAATTTCAAGATTGGCTTTTCTTTCGTTATTTGGATCTATGTTTATTATTATATCAGTTATTTGTAATTGTGGGAAGTATTTTGTAACCGCAGTTTTTACTTCTTCTTTCATTGCATCATAGGTGGTATTATCATTCGGATTAAAGATAAAGTTCCTAAGATTTGTTCCAAAATCCGGTTTATAATATCTTTCACCTTTATTAGTTAATAATAAATGTGTCAATGATGAACGTATTTCATCATTAGTTGTTGTTGTTTGTTTAACAAATTCAGTATCACTCTCTGTGAATGGAAAAAATATACCAATACTAGCCATATTTAAATAAATAGATTACTTTAGAATTTTTGAAAATCATTTATTTATTATATAAATGAATAAATATAGAATTAAAACTAAAATACTTCCTGAGCAAAATCAATACTTAAAAGTAAATCTTGAACAAAATTTTGATGCACTTGATATTTTAACTTTAAGCATTTATGGAACGGATGCGTATCCTAACCCTTGTGGGGATTGGGGTATTATTATGGGTAGAATTGTTGATAGTAATAGTTTTCCAATGGAAAATGTTAAAGTTGGTTATGTAATACCATTAGATGATACTGATAAAAATGATATTACTATTACTTCTATATATGATGATATTATGGGTAATAAATACCCTTTATTACCAAAATATAGGGTTAATAAAAATCATTATCCTGTTGGTGGATTTCCAAGTGAGGATGAAGTAATGGCTAATTCAGCGTTGGAGTATGTATATAAAAAATATTTTAAATTTGTAACATCAACCAATCAAAATGGTGATTATACTATTTTAGGTATTCCATTAGGTAAGGGTAGTTTATTAATGAATTTTGATAGTACCGATGCTGGTTCATTAAGTACAACACCAGTTCAACAATTAGCGACAGGACATAAAGATAAGAAAAACTTTAAAAAGGATCAAAGATTAAATGGTTCTCCAATAAGTGCTAATAGTGGTGAATCGGTTACAGGTAATACTACCGGACAATCAGTTTCTTTGGGTAATATAACACAATTAGGTGAAGGTGGAAGAGTGGTAACGGTTTTAACCGGAGTAACAGCAACCGGTTTAGGTGGTGGGACAAATAAACAAAACCGAGCCGGTGATACTATATCGGTTATACAAAAACAACTACCTAATGATGGTAATGGTGTTGATAATACGGCGGGTATTTTAATATCAAGATCGACAGATGTTCAAATTAAATCATTTTTTGGTGATTTTGATATATGTGAAATAGGTATAAATAGATATGACTATAAATTAGATTATAGATATCAACCCTGTAATTATATTATCGGTTCATTTTATTCTGATTACGCTGTTTTTAATTCTGCGACACCAACATATAAAATAAATAATATGGGTGATGCAACGGATAAACAAAATATGGGTGGTAAAGTTGCGTTTTTATTGGATGGAACAGATGAAACCGATCCTGATATTTCAGCGGATGTTGCTTCAGATGGGACATTTTACGCCGCTATACCTTGTAAATGGGATAGATATAATATTGATGAAGAAGGTAATTGGTATAAAACAAATGATGATTTCACTAAGAATCCAACAGGTATTTTTACAAGAACACCTTATTGTTTAATGATATACATTAATAATAATGTTAATGTTAATATGGGTGATAATAAAACCTATTCAAGAGCGTCAGGTATAGG